CCCCGGGTTCTGGATTTCAATCCGATACACCGTGGGGAGTCCATATCTTTCTGAATCCGTCCGGGCTTCCCAATTCTCAATCTGGGCACTATATTCAGATAAGGGTTTCACGTACAGGAGTTTTCTTGCTGCTGATGTTTGCACTGGTTGGCGAAAATCTTCTTTAGTCCGTACGTCGTCAAGTCCGAGAAGGAGTACGCCGTACTTGCCCAGGCTGGTGAGACGATCCGCGCGCGCAAACCTGGACTTCAATCCCAGTTTCTTGTTCAGCTGGCGCCATGCTTTCTCGAACTCCGTATCCTCGTCATCATCCGCCTCTAACATCTCCAAGGTGCCACGCCAAGTTGCCGATATCGGCCTATCAATAATGGCCTTGGCAATGTCCTGCCGTTTGTACCTGATATAATAATCCGCGAAAGTCAGTTCCTGTTTGTAACCTAAGGCCTGGTAGATATCCCGATCACCACCGTACTGTTGGCCGAGTTTTGCAGCCAGTTGTGCCCGGCCAACTATCGCGGATAACGTCTGGATACGGTTCTGTAAGGCTTGTACCTGGTTCTGATTGGTTTCTATTGTATGTACGTCTGCCATTATGATTCACCTTTTTGGATCATGGGATAATAACATCCGGGCCATTCGATTATCTCCCGCGGGAAAGGATTGTTTAATTCCACCGGACCCACAAAACAACAAATATCATAACAGGCATCAACAGCTTTGTATTCTTCATCGAAAATACCAAGAATATCCCAGATAATCCCTTCTTCCGTTTCCGTAATAACATGTCCTGTTACATACAATTGCATATCTTTTCCCTTACCTCAGAAGTGGTCCGGCTTTCTTCTTTGCGGCAATCTTATTGAAGGCCCCAGCTGAAGCATCCACCTGGTCTTTGGTCGTACCGTATGGGAAATACCGATGCTCTTCCTTGAACTCGTGGTTCCAGTCTGCCCGTAGTAACATCACGTTCCCATTATTCACCTGGACACTATACGGATCGGCCCTGTATACCTTATCCCCTGTAGGCCTATCAGCGTAAGCACTGAACCCGGCCAGGTTCCGTATTGTGGATTCCGCTGATTCCTTTCCACCACTCCCGGGCTCTTGTTCAAAGTAGATTACAACATTCTTCCCATCAGCCTCGGCCGTTTCCTTGATTATTCTTTCCCTCTGGTCCGTGCTCCATCGTCCGGCCTTAACATCACTGATTACAAACTTCCCGGATTTCAATCGGTGCATCTTCACACCTGCTGTCCGGGCTCCCGTCCCTCCTTCGGTCCCTGCCTTATCCCAGTACCTAAGACTATAGATTACATTCACAGGGGCGGGCATCTGATCGATTACCTGGAAGTGGTCGACCTTGAACATTCCTCCCCCTGGTGGGGTCGGGTCCTGTCCTATCTGGCCAGCGTATCCGTACTGGCCCAGGTTCTCTTCCATATCCGTTAGGACCTCCTCGGGCATCCTTTTTGGGTCCAGGAGGTCATCTTGGTAGTTGTCAATTAATTCAATGGGTTTTACTTTATGTTTGTAGTTCCTTATTTCTCCTGGAATACAGATATGGAAGATGTTCTTCTTTTTGTTCATTAAGTGCCCGGTACAGTCATTCTGGTGTAGGCGTTGCATGATTAGGACGGTGGGTGTTACGGCCTTATCTATCTTTCTTGTACTCAGGGTCTGGTCAATCCAACGGTTTGCAGATGCCAGTTCTGTCTCAGATACCGCTCTGTTTGGATCCAGAGGATCATCCACAATTAGGATATGTCCGTGGAATCCTGTCAGGGTACCTCCTACTGAGGTGCTGAATCTTGAACCTCCGAGTGCTGTGGTTCCATCCGGCATCTCTTTTGTTATACGGAAGTTACTTTTTGTGTCCTTATCCCGCTTGATATTGATATCCGGGAAAAGTTTTTGGAATTTATCTGATCGTACCAATTCACGGGATAATTCTGCTTGTTCCATTGCCAGGGCTCCACTGTAGGAGCTGGCGATGAAGCGCATCCAGTGCCAGTTCGTCCAACACCAAGCAGGAAACATAACAGAGCAGGTGATTGATTTGGTTGTACCGGGTGGAATATTGATGATTATATCATTCTCTCTTGGTAGGCCTTTAGCTACTCTGCGTGCCATCTCAGACAGTTTTTCACAAAGGTACTCTATATGCCAATTCCATTGTAATTCATCGGCAGATATATGATCCCAGAAGGTCCTGAGGAAGTAACTAAAATTTCTGCGGCATTTCTCAGCATAGATATAGGAGGGGTTTGAGAACAGGTACTCGACCTCTTTCCGTGGGAGGCTGGAGAAATCATACTTTCGTTTCTGGCGGGTTACTACAGTGCGTTTCATCCCTTATCCTCTGGGTTTACTCGGCTGACGACTTTTTCAAGGATATCAAGTTCCTTGTTGCTTAGGTTTGAAAGATCCAGTTGAAGTTTTGTTTTGTTCTCGGTCTGGATCGGTCTTCCCCCCGGACCTGAAACCTCGTAGGAATCCTTTAATCCCAAGTCTCTTGCAATGATGGCGTGGTTCAATAAGTCCGCTGCGGCCCCAGTGAATTTCTGAATCCAGATGACCCGTTGGGCAGCTTCGCAAACCAGGGTAAAACCTTCACTTTTATTATCCCGGTAATCCCACCAAGTCTGGGGCCTCATGCCAAGGAACATTTCCAGGCCAGTCAATGTCATTGCCCGTTTCTTCGGAACCTCTACAATCCGGCCATGGCCTTTATAGGTCACCAATTCTGACTTGTATTCCGGGTTCTCTTCCACCCACTCAAAGTACTCGCAACAAGCTTCCCACAGTTCCTCAGGCGTCTCAAAATACGGCTTCCTTCCACCGCTGGGCTTGGATACTTCATCATATCCTTGTTTCTTGATATGAGAGGCCCGGGCATTCCACCAACGTTCTTTAGTGGTCCCTGCTTGAACCTCTTGATTTTCTTTAGGATTGCCGTTCTTCTGTGGCTTCTTGCGACGCCTTATCATAGATTCAGAATATACCTTTCCCTTTGGATTTATTTTAAATATAAATAGAAAAAACAGGAAAATAAAGAAAAATTTTAGGGGATATCCGGTGATTTTAGATAAGCTATTGATTTTAATGAATAACAAAATTTTTAAAATCTTTTAAAAAAACTTGATTTCTTGACAAAAAAGCTTTATATTAAAATTAAGAGATTAAGAAAAGGAGGGCCGATAAGGGAAACGGGCCCAGCAAGTAAACCCACAGTAAAACATCCTTTTTTTAATACCCACCAAACCACATAGGGTGGGGCCGGTCTTGCAGGGGACGGGTGATGATCCAAATGGGAACCGAATCGGGAGTTCCCAAGCGGGGAGCCTGGAACTAACAGCAATGAGAAGCGGACCGGGCGCAAACGGGGAGCCAGACCGAGAGGCCAAAATCCGATGCGCTGCAACGGATACAGACATTGTTAATATCAATTCCGGCTTCTTAACTGATTCTGGTTAAGGGGCCGGGGTGGATGTTAACAGGAAGAACCCATAAAACCAAAAAGAAAGGAGCTGGGAAATGATGACAACAGCAGAAATGAACATGACGGCAAGCCAAGAAGCCCAATTAGAAACCGCCATCCTTAACGTACTTCACAGATGGAGATTAGACGATAACTACAGGCTGAAAAGATTAGAAATTGAGCAAGAATACAAATGGCGCGGAAAACCGGGAGATATACGAGTAATAATGGAAATTGATAATGGTCTCCCAGGCACATTTGGTTACATCTTTCCAATACATGCCCACTTCTTTATCGGTCGGAACGGTGGAATGGTTGCCTATAGACGAGGGAAAAAGGATAAGAAAAAATTAGTTAAAGAAACTGGGCATAGAGCCCTAATCCATTGCACATATGATTGGTAATCAACAAACCTTTAAGAAAGGAGCTGGGAGATGATGAAATTAACAAAATTGGAAGAAAGAGTAATTTCCGCTTACAAAAAAGATGATATCGTAAGCGATGAAGGATGGGATGACCCGCAATCTTGCACATGGATTGAAGACTTCAAAGATGATTGTGGAATCGAAAGCAAAACTTTTTCCGGAGTGATCAGCTCATTAACACAAAAAGGAATCATTTGGACGAACGGTGAAAGCTTCGGCCTCACGGAAAAAGGAATTGAGATTGCAAGGCAGATTGATTAACAAACATCAACCCCGGTCGGAAGGCCGGGGTATCCCAAAAGGAGGAACCAAAATGGAAATCAAATATCAATGCTTTTATTGCAAAGAATGGAAAAGGCAGATTTACATGTCACAAACAAAGATTGACGGCAAATGGGGTTTCGTTTGCGAAGAATGTGAAAGAAAAAGGAGGAATCAAAATGATGAAGCATGAATTTGAAGAAAGAGTCGGCCAGGAAGTAACCTCGGAACAATGGGAAACCATTCATACCGTCTATCAATTCCACCCGGTATTTGATGAGGTCCAGGGCAAGGACCAGATAGCGGGCCTTTACAAAGAATTCGGAATGCTCATTATAGAGGATATGGTTTACCGGGCGGAAAAGATTTCTGCCGCAAGGGAACGGCAACAGAATCTCAGAAAACAAATTCAGAATCTGGACCAGGAAATCCAAGGCCTGGATGGTGAGATTATGGTATGGAGTACACCAGAAAGATAACCTTATAAAAAAAGGAGGATGACATGAATAACAGAGGAACAGTCCAAATCAAAGATGAAGAGACTCTGGCCCGATTCATCAATAGTCTCATTGAAACCGGAACAGCAGTTTTTGATGCTTATTGGCATGAAGGAAAACAATGCTACATCGTCGAATTCACCGGCGGGTACTAATTCGAAACCGGGCTTCCGGGCCCGGTCTTCCGCCTTAGGCAAGCGGAACTGATGAGATAGCCTACCATTAAACCTTAACAAAAGGAGCTGGAAAATGAAATTCTCTTTAATCTTGGTAATGATGGGTTTTTATCTATCGATACTATTCGGCATGATATATCCTTTGCTTCCATATCTGCCATAATCACAACTAACCACCAAACCTCAAAGGAGGAGCTGGTCATGGCACAAGAACAAAGAACACTTCATTATTTCATTTCATCCGTATTCGCACGCAAGGAAGGGGTTCCAACCTCCTTCGTTGCCAAACCAATCATCGTAACCCAGAAGGCCGTGTACCTGTACGGACACGGCGAGATTGATCCCGCCGGCCATTGCGCTCGGTGTGGCCGGACCCTCACCCATCCTGGTTCCATCCTTATTGG